ACTGCGCCACCGCATCGGCGGCCTGCGATTGCGTCCCGGTCACTTCCGAAACGGCGCGGGCCATCGCCGTCAACTGATTGACGTTTGTCCCGGCGGCGTTCCCCGTCAGGATCAGTGCCTTGGCATAGGCATCGGCTTCTTTGCTGCCCTGGTTGTATGCGACGGCCAATGCAGCAGCCGCAGCCGCAGCCAGCGTGAACGGGTTGATGAGCCCGACCACATACCCTCCCAGCGCACGCGCAGCCGGCCCGATGCCGCCGAATACGTCTTTGAGTTGCCCGCCTTGCTGAAGCAGCACCGTCAACGGCGCTTGCCCTCCCTGCAAGCTGACGATGATGTCAGTCAATTGCGCCGGGACTTGCCGTAGTGCAGCAGTTGTCTGCTTGGCCGTGAGCGTCGAGTAGTCGAATCGCTTGTTCAGGCCATCGACTTCCTTGGCTGCCTTCGCGGCGCCGGCTGCGACCTCTCCGAATGCCGTCGCGCCTAGCGATGTGGTCAGCCCGGTCGGCAGCGGTTTGCTGAAGCTCGTTGCCCCCAGCGAAGTGGTAAGCGCCGGGGCGCGTTGCAGCAACTGAGAATTCTGCCCAAGCGCGACGCGCTGCTTTGCAATAGCCTCGTCAAGATCGCGGATGTACGGACGCAGGACGTTGATGTCCGCGCCCCGCTGGCGAGCCAATGATTCGATGAACTTGCCGCTCATGCGGCCGTTGGCTTCGACTCCAGCCTCAATCGCCGCTAGGTTGCGCTGCGCATTGGCGATCAGGTTCTTGGTGGCCGAGTCAAGTTTCTTTGCCGTCTGGTCGCCGGCCGCGCCCATCTTCTCCAGGCCAGCGGCGCCCTTTGTTCCCGCCGCTTCCGCAGCGCCGCCAAGGCTGCTGATGGATTGCTTGGCCTTGTTGACGCCACTCTCGACGCCAGAAGCATCAACGCCAATCTCAAGTTGCGTCTTCAGATCGGCCATTGTTCGTGCTCACAAAAAGGAAAAGCCGCTTGACGCGGCTTCTCTTTGGGGTGGTGTCGCCCTACGGGGCGCGTCAAAGTGGGCAAGCATCTTACGGCTGTCGCTTCCAGATCACGGTCATGGCTTCGTCTTCCATGACGCGAACGTCGCGTTCGACGCGTTCGTACTCATCCGCAGGCAACTTCATGCGGTCGAGCTTGTGGAACAGCACGTTGTAATCCAGTCCAACAGGCCCGCTAGATCCCATGCGCCACTGCGTACACAGCGAATTGAAGACGTTGAACGGCACCACGTTCGGCGGCCAGATTTCAACCGGGGGGCCGCTCGCTTCCTCTACCGTCAATCCCAACCCAGCGGCTTCTTCTTCCGTTGGGTCAGGCGTGTAGAGGGCGCGGGCGACCTCCCTCAGTTTTTTTCCAGCGCCTTCGTGTGCTCTTCCCAGTAGCATTCGATCAAGCGATTGAGCGCCCCGATGTAGGTCCGGTGAAGCAAATCCATGTTCTCTTCATTGAACGCATCAGCCAGTTCCCACCCGCAAGCCATTTCCATCGCAGTCTTGACATTCGTCTGTTCCGCTGCGCGCTGGAAAAGCGCTTGCAGCTCGTCGGTGTCGCGGAAGCGGAACGTGAATTCCACCTCCGCTTCCTTCGCCTCGCCGGGTACAGGGATCTTCACCTTTGATTTGAAGGTGGGCTCGGGTTGCAGCTTGAACTTTGCCACTTAGATTCTCCTGATGTTTTCTAGATGACGCAGCCCGCATGCATCTGCCGCTTTGCAGCGAGATAGCACGCCTTTGCCTCGTCGATGGTGTCGAACAGGCCGAGCCTGTATTCCTTGCCTTGCAGCCAAATCCGCGAACGCCACTTGCGGCTGTGAATGTGCCAACTGACGCCTGTTTCTCTTGACGCCTTGTTGTCACTACGCACGCGACTGCGGTTTTGGTTGTTGATGTGGCGCTCCACGTCTCGCAGATTCGCCAAACGGTTGTCTGTGCAAACCCAATTGATGTGGTCGATGTCGCAGGAAGGCCAACTCCCGTAGACGTAAAGCCAAGCCAGCCGATGTGCCAGATACTTCCCGCCCTCTATCCCGATGTAGATGTAGCCGTTCTTTGCGCGACTTCCGGCTACAGAGCCGGCACCCACACCTGGACGCCCGCGAATCCATCGGAACTCGCCAGTCTCTGGGCTATAGGAAAGTAGTTCGCGCAAACGCGCGGCGGTAAGATTGGAACTAGCCATGAAGCACCTCGATTGCTGATTGGTCAGGGGCCGGCAACGATTCACAGTCGTTTGTCGGCCCCGCCTATTTTGCACACGCCATAGGCTTTGTCTATCAAAATCTCAACTGCTATAGCGCACTGGCTCGTTCAGGAAGCGGATGGACCCCGACATCCGCATCAGCGTGTTCACCTCAAGCGTTGGCGTCTTGTTGATGGACACATACCCAACGTAGTACAACTTGGCGCCGCTCGCCAGCCCAACGCGGACACAACGCGCAACGCGGTCGTCGTTCGCTGCTTCAAGGGCCGTGAAGCCAGGCAGTGACGGGTCATCGCCAATCTCGAAGTTGAAGCCGCCGCCCGACTTGATGGTAGGAATCTCAACCTCGTTGTCAGCCTCAAGGAATTGATAGGTCAGAAACCGCTGTTCGCCGCCAGTCGAAGAGGTGGAAAGCACCTGCGAGACTTGCGTGAACGTGGTGACTTCCTGCACCGTACCCAATCCGCTGCCCGCAGGGTAGATCGTGGTATTGGTGGTGTCCAGACCTTCCAACTCGAAAGTGTCGTTGGTCTTGTTGTCAACCCGGAATGCCTTGCCATTGATACGCGACCAACCCGAGACAACGATAACGATGTCGCCATCTGCGTAGCCGTGCGCCACGCATGTGACAACGCAAGTGCTGGCGTTGGTGAGAACAGTTGTGGCTTGAGCCGAACCAACGGCCGAACCAATAGAGACGATTGAGCCGTTAGGCAGGGAGACAGCCATGATGATTCCTCTTTAGGCCATGGAACAAAAAAAGCCGCCCGAGTTGCCAAGGGCGGCCATGAAAAAGCCGCCTTGCGGCGGCTCAGGAGACTCAGTGCTTCAGGTCAATACCAGACGCTGAAGTCTTGATGTGTGCCGTACAGCGGCGGCTCAACGTCCTCTTCGTAGACGGCGATGAACGCGCCAAGCACGTAGGCTTTCAGGGCGCTCGGCACCAACGCGCCCTCGACCTGTCGCGCAAGGTTGTTCGCCGATTGTCGCGTCGTCGTCCAGCAGTTGATTTGGATGCGCGCGTTCTTCTTGCCGACCACCGTTGCTTCCAGGAAGTTCTCAGCCGCCCCGCCAACCTGCTGGTAGGTGATGAACGGCTTTGCTGTGCTGTAGGGCGCGAACTCCGGGAACACGCGACCAGACACCAGCGATGTCAGAGCCGCAACGATGTCGGATTCGAGACTCATAGCGCTTTCTGCGTTTCAGCAATCCAGCGGGCTTCGGCGGCCTGCAGTGCTGAGACTCGCTTAGCGTCGAACGCCGGGCGCAGGAACGGGCGCGCCCCGACCAACTTCGGGTCGATCTTCACTTTCGACGTGTACCACTTGCCGTCCGAGCCGATGTAGGCCTTGCGGGTCATCAGGTGTCCATACTCGACCAGATGGCCGTGCGGCGCTTTTCTGGCGTTCCAACTGATGTGATATGTCGCGGCTTCGTAAGCGTCTCTGCTGCCGAACCTGGCGCCAGACACGCGCGAGTTGTCAGCGCTGAATGCCTGATAGATCGACGCGTCGAGATTGCCGGTCTTCTTCTTGATCCGGCCTACGTTCAACTTCACTTCGTCATACAGCACCTGAGCGCCAGCCTGGGCCGCAGGCCGGACGGCGGACAGCGCCGCGCCTCCGATAGCGTCCAACTGCTGATTCAGCAGCGACGGGTCGAACTTGATCGTCAGCGCCTTACCCATGGACTACCTCGCTCACCAGATGCACCTTGTCGCGCTCCGTCTCGTCGGGCAACACGGCTCGGATGCGATACGTCTCGCCGCCGTGATGCACAACCCGGCAAGAAGCGTCAACCGCCGGGCCTTTGCGGATACGAATCGACGCCTTCACAAGCGACGATTCCGCGTCGGCCTTGATGCTCTCCGCGCCGTTCAGGTGCCGGATGTTGGCCCACACGGTTGCCAGTGTTGACCACGATGGAATTGCCTGCCCCGCCGCGTCCTGGGTCATCGTCGGCGATTCGATGGTCACGCGGCAGTTCAGTGATCCGGCAGACAGCTTCAACGGTAATGCTCCTTCACCCAAGGGGTCAGCACCCTTGCGGCCCGTGACCACGGATCAACAGGACCGTGGAAAACAATCACCTTGGCATTTTTCGGCAGCATGCCCACGCCGGGGTTGATGAACCGCCCGCGAAGAATTCGGCGCCTGCCAACAATCTCGTCCTGATAGGACCAGACGCCGTCCTCCGGCCCCCAGGTCGCCTCGCCCTTGCCAAGCACGTAGCTCATCCAGCCTTGGTCGCTGCCCTTGCACTTCGCGGCATGGGAGATGGCCGGCGATGTCTCCGGGTCAAACGACTCCCACACTTCCGGCCTTGTGCCAGCGGTCAGCATGAACATGGACCCGTTGTAAGGCCACAGCGGGTTCGGGTTCTTCCACGCAATGAAGTCTTCGGTTCGATTCAGCAGCGGCCGAAGGTCGCCGGTAATCAGCATGTCAAGGTCAAGGCAAACGAACCGCTCGCCCAGCACCTCGCCGATGCCTCGGCTGAAAACCTTCAGCCTTCGATAGCAGCTCGGCCCGCCTGTGAATGACGGGTTCGGAATCTCTGCATAGTCGTCCCACAAGGGGACAACCTTTACCTCAGGGTCCAACCCTGTCGGGTCATCAGTGACGCAAATGAACTGGTGACTATCCGAATAGTGCCTAGCGACCATACGGCGCAAGATGTTGACTTGCTCTGCGCCAAACTCACTTCGGTAACGACCAGTCGGGCGCCACTTGAACGTGACGACTGAAATCACTTCGCGCGGAACAGAATAACAAGCGCCAGCAACGGCAGCGCGATCATCAGGAACATGGTGAAGCTCACGGCACGGCTCCCGGATGATCCGGGTAAAGCAACTTGCGCGCTTCGGCCTCAATCCGATAGACCTCGATGCAGTGGTTTGGCTCCCAGAAGTAGATGCGGTCTACCACCCAAGACGCTGCGCGCGCGAAGCTCTTCTTCACGCCTCTACGCCCGCACTTCCAGCGACCCAGCAGGCCCGAAACGGTTTCGCGCGGAAGCGCCCAGGGCGCGAACAGCAGCGCGCAAACCATCATGTTGCTTGCCACGTAGACGGTGAAGACTTGGCACAGAGCACGGCGCCAGGTCGGCGTGCCGTTCCTGCTCATGCCAAGGCGCCAGCCGATTCGTTCGCCGTCCATGCGCCGCGCTCCAATTCATCGAACATCACATCGAACATCTGAATCCACTTCTTGCCGCCGCTGCGGAAGATGGTTCCGTTGTCGCAATCGCCAGGGCTGGGCCACGGCCACGCCAGCGAGGTTTCCAACAACTTCCAGCTGCCGTCTACATCCTTCAGGATGTCCAGCGCGCACCACTTGCTGCCGATGGCCGCGAACACGCGATCCGCGTACTCAAGCAACGATTCCAGCTCGTCGCTCATCTCATAGGTCGGATCGACGTTGCCGGTCTGGGCTACTGGACGATCCTTGTAGCAATAGCGCTTGAACACCGCCCGCGCGTCGCCTATCGCGTTGACGCGCCATGTCGTCGTGTGCGGGATGAACCGCTGCAGCAGCGCGTAGCCTTTCTGCATCGTGTCAGGGCAGTGCGCTCCGTGGTTGACCTTGATGCCGTCGCCGAACAATTGCGCGATGTGCAACTCGGCTTGCTTGCGGTTCTGCAGGATACGAACATTCACCGATGAAGCGCCAACATCGGCTTTCGACACCAGCGGGAACGGCGCCGAATCAAGAAAGCCAGTCGCCATGTGCTCATCAGTGAAGTGCCATGTCTCCGGCATCATGTCGAACCACTTGCGGAACTGCAGCGTCTTGTTTTCGTAGCAATCGATCTGCGCCTGATCCTGAATCATCAGCAGGCCGGCACCAACCATTCGCGCGTAGTCGTCGCGGTTCGCAGGCAGCCGCCGCCAATCCGCGTGGACTCGCGCAAAACCTATATCTCCCGGCTTCGCGTCATCGAACTGATGACCAGAAAACACGCGGCGACCGCGATGGCCGGCGCGTTGGGCGGCGGCGATGATTGCCTTATGCCAAACGCACCGCTCATCTAAAACGTAGATCATCATTTGCCTGCCAGACCTTTCCCGTCCCATCCTCGCCGCGCCTGTCCGGGAGCTTCCATGCCAATCGCCGCCACGCCTGCCCTGCCCGGCATTGCCGCGACCTACCTAGCCCTGCCTGCCTTGCCCGACCGTACCTATACGCCAGCGCCCGGCCGCGCCGCGCCCTGCCCAGCCGCACCTCGCCGCACCTCGCCTGACCTTGCCTGCCTCGCCGCGCCTGTCAAAGACTCTCCCGTCCAGGCCCCACAGCCCTCGCCATGCCTGCCCTGCCCGGCCCGTCCTTGCCGTACCGAGCCGTACCCAGCCTAGCCTGCCTTGCTACTGCGGAGCCGATGACAGCTCTTGGCTAAAGCGCTGACGCAACCCAATGACGGACTTCAGCAGGTCTTCCACATCGCCCTGGCACTCAAGCACAGCAGCAACTTCTCGCGCCCTGCGCAGCATGTCGGCCACGCGGGAAAACTCTGACACCAACCCTTCGCGCAGACACGATCCGCAAGCTCTGTGAAGCACTAGGCGTTCAAGTCACCTACAAAGTTGACGGCACGGAAATTTCCGGCCCCTGAATGGCGTCCTCCAACGCCACACGTTCAAAGCAAGTCAGCGCAGTTCGGCGCGATGCATTCACAACCCGCACACCCTTGCGTTTCATTTCCTTCGCCATCCGGTCGAATATCAGCGGCCAGACATTGATGGTTCTGGCGTCGCTCAATCCGACAGGGTGCGAACCGTGCCAGTGAGTCTTGCCGTCATCTTTGGCGCAGTCATAGCCGACTAGAACGACACTTTTGGCGCCTTCCGCCACGGCTACAGAGACACACCCGGCGCCGCTGTTGCGGTAGCTCTGAATCTTCAACTTCTCGACTTCGCACTTCCCGCCCAGGTCTGCCGTGGTCAGCCTGCGACCGGCGAACTTCTCGCGCACCTCTTCGTAGTGGAACTCCCACCACTTGCGATCCATGGCGAAGACTGCATCGGCCCACGGAGCCATCCTGAATGTCGTGTTCGACACGATCACCAGGCCGCCGCTTTGCCGCCACACGCGGACAGTCTCTACATCCTCCAGCGTCAGGCTTGGCCCGCTCGCCAAGCACACGGCCTGCAATCAGGCCATCCCCAGGCGCACGCGATGCGCGCGAAGCAGTGCCAGCGCACCGTTAGGGATCTGCATCTCTGCTGCCGTGTCCGTGTCTTCGCGGTGCTTGTACCAGTCGGCCACCAGCAGCTTCATTGCCTGAAGGATGGTCTTTGGAATTGCAGGACCGTCCGAAGAATCTGGGCCGTCATAGCCAACCGAATAGATGATTCGGATAGTATTCACGGATGCGGTAACCGTAGGCCAAACCGTCGCCGGAAGAAGCCTGTTGGGAACCGAAAAGTCGTCCAAAAGGTACTCTTCGGCGTCCATCAACGAGTCGCTTTCATCGCCCACCGTGACGCTGACAATGGCGTTCACCGGGCCACACGGCAACTTGATTGAGTCGTCATCGGTTGTCGGGAATTCGTCCAGCGCGATTTCCAGAATCTTCGGCGACAGAGAGATGCCGAGAAAGTTTTCGCAGTACTGCCGAGCGGCGCTAATCAGCGCCTCTAGCAAGTCGTCGTCTGGATGCGTGCCGTTGCCGTCGCTGTCCAGGTCATCGATTGGGTCAACTCGACATTGCAGGCGCGCCTCGGCCAGCGTCATCGGTTCGGTGGTGGCGTCAACGACGATCTTCGGCGTCATTCTGCGTCCTTCCCGTCCTTGCCTCGCCTAACCACCAGACGCCAGTCAGGCGACGTGCCGGGCGATGCCTTGGTGTCCACATTGGCAACCCAGTAGTTGCCGCCATGCGTGACTGCGTCGCCCTTCTCGTATGCCTCGCCGGGGCGGTGGACCCCAGCGTCCATCACCATGCCGTCAAGCTTCATCGGCAGTTCCCATCGCCCGCCGTCCGTGTCGCGCACAATCAGGTTGTAGGACCGCTTGTCGCTGCGCTCGATGGCGATGCTGTGAATGCTTGAGCCGTCTTTGCCAGGCTCGCCGGCTGTACCGGCACGCCCAGGCAGACCATCGCGGCCCGGCGGCACCAGCACCGACGCGCGGGCGATGATTTCCGGCATCGATGTTTCATACTGCTTTGCCACAAGCGCCGGCAGCATGGCCTCGCACGCCTTCGTGACCACAGCCGCGATTTCTTCCGGGCTTGCTACGTCACCCTTCTCGCCGCGAAGTCCCTGCTCCCCGTCCTTGCCGCGAACACCGTCAGCGCCGTCCTTCCCGTTGATGCCTGGGGCGCCATCTTTTCCAGCAAGGCCAGGCTCGCCCTTCTCCCCGCGTTCCGGCGCCGGCAGCTGCAGCGTGAACAGTTCGCCGCTGTCCATGACGATGTCCAGCGTGTGATCTTTGGCGTCGTACTCGAATTGCTTGACGCCGTTTCCTGGCACGCCCTGTGCGCCGTCCTTTCCGTCCTTCGGTGCGGGAATCTGAGCAAGTACCTTCGCCACTATCGCGTCGGCGTCGGCATCCTTGCCGTTCGCGCCAGGCAATCCAGGCTTGCCGTCAACCCCATCGCGCCCGTCGGCACCATCTCGCCCATCACGGCCGTCCTTGGGGTCCGTGATAAGAGCGCGGACCTTGACGACGACTTGTTCGACATCCACGGGGGCGGCGTCTTTACCTGCAGGGCCTTGGACTCCATCCTTGCCATCTCTGCCGTTCGCTCCGTCCTTGCCGTCTCGCCCTGCGGCGCCATCCTTGCCGTCAATGCCACGGTCACCCTTGACGCCATCGATGCCGTTGCGGATTTCGCCCACCGCCTTGCGCCAGGCCATCAACTCTTCGACCTGTCGTGAGATAGGCGCAAGCCCTCGCTGCACAGACGCGCTCACGGCGCGGCCAATCTCATCAACCATCGCAGTGAGGCTCATCGGTGATTCCGTTTCATGCTTCTATGACTTCGGCAGTCGCCTCAGCGATTCGACCGTTTCTATAGGTTGGGACGATGCGTACCAACATGCCGTTGTCGGCCGTGACTTCTGCGCGCGTGATGTGCTGGTTCTCTGGGTTGCGCTTGACATCCATGTGCCACCTTCTGGCCGGCACTGCTGCTGCGGCATCCCGGCCCGGCACACCTTGGCTGCCCTGATCGCCGCGCTCGCCCTTGTCGCCCTTGTCGCCCTTCGGCCCCGTTTCGCCACGGTCGCCCTTCGGGCCGCGTGGCCCGCGTTCGCCTTCAGGCCCTTCGATGTAGACGACCTGGGGAGCCTTGCGCTCAAGCGGCGGGCTCATCTTCAAGCCTGCGAATCAGCATGTCGGCAAACTCGCGTGCGGCGCGCTCTTCAATCGCCTTCTGTTCGGCCATCTCTGCCTTGACTTCCAGCCTTGCCCGCTCGGAAATAGAACGCATCTGGTCATCCGTTGTCGCGGCCGGTTCCTGTTTTTCGGTTCCGAAAGGATCGCCACCTCGGTCGCGCTTGTCGAGCGCAGCAAGGCTGTAGTTCTGCTGTTGCAGGTACGGCGTTTCGCCGCCCGTGACAGGGGGAAGGCCGCGCTTCTTCCGCGCTTCGTTTGGAGACATCCAGCCGCCGCCAACTGCCTCATTCAGTGACTTGATTTGAGTTGCCGAGTCCATCCGCAACAGGTAGTCAAGATCGAATTCGGTTGCGTAGCCGGCCGTCTCGGTTCCAAGACCCTCATCCAGCAAAGCCTCGATGCCTTCGATCTGCACCTGCAGTCCATCGCTGTAGTAAATCTGGTTCAGCACTTCAGCGTTCTGGTAGGTCGGCACCGGCCCCACTCCTACCTTGTAGGCAGGGACGTGGAATACCGAGCACACCATCTCGCCGGACAACTTCATCTGCTCGACCATCTGAGCATCGACCGGGTTGACAGACATGGCTTCGTACTTCAGCCCGTCACCAAGCACGGCCACGCGGCCGATTTTGTCACCGCCGAAGTTCTTCTCCCATTCGGTCTTCATCCGAAGAGCGGTTTCGTCGCTGATTTCTGACGGCGCTGTCAGGATGCCGCTGGGCCGACTCATGTTCTCGAAGAACTTGGCCGAGTTGCCCTGAATCTTCAGACCTTGCGTAGCTGCCAGCCCGCAAGCAAAGATTGGCGACAAGCCCACCAGCGGGTGGAACAGGCACCACATGCGGTCATGGATGATTTCCGACGCCGGGATGGCTGGCAGACCTTCCGGCAACTTCGCCAGTTCGTCGTCCTGCAGTTCGTAGTAAACGTCCCCGCTCTTCGACACCAGCGGCCGAACCCGCGTCGGGTCGAGCACATGCAGCGCAGTGACCACCTTGCGGGCGTCGCGCTCTTTCAGGACGTAGGTGTTCCCGCTCGACAGCTTGGACAGCACCCATGATTCGATGAACTTCTGCCGCGTCTGGTAGCCGTTGGGCTTGCGCAGCACTGGGGAAAACGCGGGGCTCGATGTTTCCTGCCAGATGCCGTCAACCTGCTCCATCAACCGCATCGGCAGTTTGCCCACGTCGCCGGCAATCAGCGTCATGCAGGCGAACACTGTCCAGTTGGACATCACCACTTCTTTTTCGATGGTGACATCGCGCTGCCAGGCGCCCGCGAAGCTTTCCTGCACGATATGCCAGCCGCGGTCATCGACGCCGTTCAGGGACGGCTGCGCCTTTTTCTGCGGCGCACGGCGAATCTCCAGGCCGAACAGCTTCATTCGTCGGCCGTCATGTCGCGGCGGCGATAGCCGCGCTTCGTCGGCGTCGATGGCACCTCATGGTCTGCCATCACAACGGAAGACGACACCGGCACATCGGGAGCGATGGTCGGGATCGGTTTGAACACCGCCGGCACGGGCTTTGGTTTGGGCGGCTCGACATACGTCTCAGCCCAACCAAGCGCTTTCAGCAACCTGACATCCGCAGGCTTGGACTCGAACGCTGCGCCCTTCTGTACGGGCTTGCCTGCATAGCGCAGGTATTTGCGTGCCATGAGTTTCATGCGTGATGTCCTCGTATGGGGGGGCAAGGCCGGCGGGCAAACTGCCGCCGCCTTGCCGTGGTTCAGGAACCGTTGCCGGCCCCTTCGGTTACACCGACTGCAGTTCGCCGTAGGAGGCGTTGCCGATGTAGTGGACAGCGCCAGTGCGGCGTTTCTGCCAGTTGATCGAGCGGATGATGCGGATCGCCGTCGAGTCCTCTTGGAACATCGAGGTGAACTTCGCCACTGCCGACACCGGGGTGTCGGTCGCGCCAGCTGGGTTGTCCGCTTGCTCGATCATCGCTTCGCGGCTGATTGAGACTTGCACGCCACCATCGCCGATCTTCCAGATGTCACCCGCGCTCATCAGGATCAGGTCGCCAGTGCCGACGTTGTGACCCGAGTAGACCGGGCGGCCTTCCAGGGTGTTCGGCATCGTCGCAAAGGCGTTCTGCCCGAGGGCGTTGCGCATCAGCGAAATCTGCAGCGCCAGCAGCGGCGACATGCACCACACAAGCCCGTTGATGTCGTACTTGGCGGTGATGAAGTTGCGCATCAGGCCGGCGATGTCACCGATCAGTTCAGCTTCCGTCGCGCCGCCAGTAGTGCCGACCACAACACCGTTCAGGATGCCTGCCGGGTACACGCCAGACGAAGCGGCGGTGGTGCTGAAGAAGTGCGTATCCACCTTTTGAGCAGACGCCTCCACCAGCGAGTCGCGCACCAGCATTTCAGCCGAAGGCGACGAGTCACGTAGCAGTTCATTCGACACCACAGCCAGCGCGGCGACCTTCTGCGGCGTCAGCGACACCGTGGAATAGTCTTGCGCCGAGAGCGGGATAGCCTTCGATTCGCCGACCCAGTTCGCGGTTGCGGCACCGTCCTGGCCCTTGATGGCGACGTTGGCTGGCACCGAGCGCAGCGGCAGGCTGTCGAACACCGTCTTGCTGTACAGGAAGGTGATGAAATCGCCAGTAAAGCGGTTGTCAGCGCTCACCAGTTCCGCACCCCATTCGCCCGAACCGCTGCCACCGCCGGCCACATCGGCCTTGATGACATCGACCAAGAGCGGGTTGTTCTTGTAGCGCGCCGCAGCGATTTCTGACGGGCTGCCCTGGGTCACGTTGGCGAGCGCCTTGGCGATGACCTTCTGGGTGAAGAACTGGCCGGCGAACTTCTCTTCCGGTGCGCCGAAGTTGGTCGGCAGCACGCGGCCACGCGACTGCGAGGCGCTGCGTTGGGTCATCCCCTGCACGGCGCTGGCGCCGGCCGAGTTGCGGGCGTGGAAGTTAAGTTCGCGGATTTCGTCATCGATGTCGATGAGTTCATTGTCCAGCGTGTCGAATTCCGATCGCTCGGCGTCGCCGAATTGGCCGTCCTTCTTCAGTTGCATCAGCTCGCCCATGCGGGCGGCCTTCGTGGTGCGCGCTTCGCGCAGTTCTTGGATCGTTTTCACTTGAGTCCCTTTCGGGTTCCGTTCAGACGTAAAAAAACCGGCCTGGGCCGGTTGCTTCTTGGCGCCTGAAACGTCAGGCGGATGTGGACTCAGCACCACCTTGCGGCCTGACGAGGCTAGCAGTGCTGCGTCCAAAGACTTGATTGAGGTGATGGTTGCGTCCGCGTTTGCCGGAATCGTCACCAGGGAGAGTTCCATCCACTCCCACTTGGTGAACCGCAGCCCGCCGGACTTCAGACGCTCGACGCCGTCTTCCATCGCCCGAAAGCCAATTGAGACTGCGGCCACCAGCCGATACTTGATCGACTGCACCGCTTCATCGATGCGGTCCTTCAGCGCTCCGGCTTCCTTGACCTTAGGCAGCGTGGCAACGTAGGGAATTCCGTCCTTCGTGGGCTTGGCAAAGCGGACATTGCCCACGGGCTTGTCGGCATTGTGCTGCCACAGCAGGGGCATGGGCAGTTTGAACACGGCGCCCATGGGCTCGACCACGTCGCTCATGCGGTCGGCGTTCGGGGTCGAAGCAATGCCTTCGATCACCCATTCGTCCGAGTTGGACGTGATCGTCTTTACCTCAAGCAGTGAGTAGGCTCGATTCATGGCTGCATCCGAAAAGAAAAGGCCCGCGCGAGGCGGGCCAAAGCATCGCGTGGACCGCGATCACAGAGGAGACTTAGACGAACATCACTTGGAACTTCTTCTCCGCGCTCGCCGGGTTCAGCGCCATCAGCGATGCGGCGTCGAAGGTGGACATCAGCGGATCGATCTTAGCGTTCCCTGACGCCTGCTTCGTGATCGAGATGGCGTTTCCGTTCTGGACGATGCGGGCATTGCCGGCGCACCAGTTCATCAGCCGACTGCCGCCGTGGACGAATTCCTTGCCGGCCAACTTTCGTTCGGTTGTCTTGATGGCCCCGTTGAGCTTCCAGCCCTGGCTGATGGCGACGATCATCTCCATCTTGATGTTCCTGGCCTTCGTTGTGAGTTCATCCACCACGTCACCGATTCCGGCCGCATCGACCCCGATGGCATTGGTTTCAGGCAAGAGGCGCTTTTCTCGAATCCTGCAAACGATGTCGGCCACTTGGTCAACATCCTCGCCTGGCATGTCAACGATGGTCAGATCCCCATCGCGCTCGAAGTCTCGCAACCGCGGCGCGATGTCCTTGCGCCGCTCGAGCACGATGGAATGCGCCCAGGCATGCGCCCAGTGCAGCCACCGTTGCGTGCCACGCTCGCGGCCAATCACCGACAGCCCCAGCAAGTCATCCAGCCCGCCGCCGTCAATGCCGACGACGACAACTTCACAGCGGCTCAGCAGCGAGTCGAGTGTCAGGCTCTTGTCTGCCTGCTGTTCCCAATAGTCAGCCCCGGCCCAACGGTCTGATTGCAGCGACAGGCCGATTTCTACGTTCAGGTGCTTGGCGAGGAATCCTCGCATGGACTCTTCGCCGTCGTTCTCTGCCTTCTTGAACTCGCGTTCTAGGAATTCCCTATCAACCGAGTAGTTCAGATTTGGGTTGACTATCCCGAAGTTCTCAGGCTTGCGGTGCTCGCCGGCCTGAATCATGGCCTCCGGGAATTCGTAGATGATCGGCACGAACCTGGGGTCGTGCACTTCGCCGTCCCTGACATCACGCGCGTACTTCAGCTTCTGGGCAAATACCCCTGCAGGAGGATCGTCAGATTGCGTGGTCAGGAAGATGGTGAAGCCCTCGGGCCGGCTCGCCAGCCCACCCGTCGCCTCGCGCAGCATGTTCTCGGCGTTCGCCACCTTGCCGAACAGCCACAACTCATCAACAAGGGTTCCGACACCCTTCTTTCCGCCAACGGTATTCGAGTCAGCCGCCAGCACCTTCAGGCTGGCCCCGCTTTCCCGGTTCGTGATCGTCTTGACGTGCGTCTGCGCGTGCATCAGCGCCGCCAGCTCGTCGTCTGAGCGCTCGGAGCACATATCCCGAGCCGGGCCGAACGAGTTATTCGCAACCTCGACAGTCGGCGCCAAGATACTAAATTCCGCCGACTGGCGCCAATTCAGTATCAGCGCCGTCATCATGATTCCGGCAGCGATGGTCGATTTGCTGTTCTTCTTCGGAACCAGCACGAACCATTCAGTTATGAGCCGGCGCCCGCTCTCCGCGTCATAGGCGCCGAAGATGCTCGCCACCAGATCAAACACCCATGGCGCGCAGCACTCGCCGAACGTCGGACTGCCAGGCGCGTCGACGATCCGAAGTGACTTGAAGACCTCCAGCGCCTCCGCGGCCTGCTCGGGGAAGATCGGCGGCGGGATGATCGAATCGCCCGCGCGCAACCGAGCCGCCCAGTCAGGGCAGGCGGTTGACCACTCGGGCATTACTTGCGCGCAGCGCTGTGCATCTGCTCTTTGAGCCAGTAGCCCATCAGCGGCCAGATCTTCTGCACTGCGTTTGCCCGGGCGATCTTCTTACCGATCTCAGCGTCGAAGTTCTCGGGGCTGACGCACGCGCTCTCGCCGGTGACGGTGAAGCCGTTGCGCAGCGTGAGCACGCAGAAGGTCAGCAGCATGTGCGCCTGCGCGGCGATGATGGGGCGTTCGTCGAGCGCCGTGTCGCCACCGATAGACGCCTCGCGAGCCGTGAAGAACAGTTCGTCGATGACGTTCGCCTCGATGTCGGTCGGCGTGATGCGCGGTGCGGTCAAGCCCTTGGCCTTGATCTCCTGCTCGATGGCGCTGTCGTCTGTGCGTGGGGACTCGATGTGGTTCATGCGTTTTTCCTTTGTGCAACCAACTTGAGCGGCGGCGCGGCCGGCCTGAAGCGGCCTTGCGCGGCCTGCTTCGCCTTGTCGGCCTGCTCGTCCTTCTTGCCGCCTTCGCCCTTCTTGGCATGCATGTACGGGGCAGCGGCTACAGCCATCTGCGAACGCAGACGTTCATCTGCCCCCGCGTCGTTCATCACGTCCAGCATGTACTGCAGGGGTGTCTTGGCAGTGACCACCACGTCGCCAACAGGAGCCTCTAGGGTCGGCTCCACCTTATCGGGACGTGGTTCTGCCTTCACCAGCGCTTTCTTGCGCCCTGCGCCTGGTCTAGAGCCTCCACGTGGCATGTTCAAGCCTCTTTGATTCGGGTTTGATTGGCGACAGCCGTTTCAAACGATGCGATTTTTTGTCCAAATGGGGTACCGGGTGGTTTCAGCCCCTGCCGCCTGGCCGAGA